AACCTTTGTTACGCTTTCCGGGAATCCTGCTTTGAATTTAAGCCCGGCGGCGGCTGTCTGCAATGCGTTGTCAATTCTTACTCCGAACAATTCTTTTTCGTGGTTTGCCTTTTCTGCCTCATACTTGGTTGTCAACTCGGTAAACTGCGTTGTCACGTTCTGCAAATCTGCTTTTGCCTGCTTCAATGCTTTCACGGTTTCCGCATCTGCCGCACCATCGGCAATTGCCTTTTCCAAACGGGCTTTTTCCTTGGTCAATGAATCAATCTGCGATTGCAGGCCGGTTGCGCCATCGGCTTTTGTTTTCATTTCCCCCATTACACGTTTTGCGTAATCATACGTTTTTTCGGTTCCATCTTTAGCGATACCGGAAACCGCCAAAATATCGGCATCCAAAGCCCCGTAAATTTCGCCCGTTTTCTTGGCAATAACGCTGTTTTCGTCATTCTGCGATAATGTTGTTATCGCTGTAATCTGTTCGTCAGACAATCCCGACAAAGCCGCATTTGCAACTAAAATTTCTCTCGTTAACATAATATTCTTACCCTTTGAATTAATTAAGTGCGATTGCTTCTACTTCTCCGCTGCTTGCGTTAATAATATCAATTGTGTATTTTGGGGAATCCCCGGTTGTGTCAACCAACCAACTAACAACACGTGCATGGCTGATTTTCTTTTCAACCTCTTTTGTTACCAAAATAACGTCGGTAATTGTTCCGCCCTCAATACATTCAATCAACTTTTTCTTTGTGTCGCCGTCCAATGCTGCGGCGGTTTTGGCTACTTCAATAACCAAATTGTCTTGCTGTGCAATCTGTGCCATATTCGTAATTTTTAATGGTTAAACATTCTCGTTGTTTTCCGGGCTATCGCCTGCCGCTTCCTCTGCTTCTGCTGTTTTTTCGGCTTTTGGTTTTCGTCCGGCTTTCTTTGGTTCTGCTGGGATAACTCCGGCGGCTGTCAGTTCTGCAATAATTTCGGCTTTCATTTGTTCACATTCTGCCGCCTTTGCTTCTGCTGCCGCCTTTGCTGCTGCTTCTGCCTTTGCTCGTTTGCTGGCTTCAATCTTTTCTTTGTTCGCTGCCTCCCAAACGTTCGGGTCGTGCATAATGTCAACTTTATAACCCATTTTTCGCAAATTGTGCAATCCGAATGTTTCAAAGAACTTTTTTCCGAAAACCTGAATACGTGGTCGTGAAATTCTTTCACCCGTTTCTTGGTTGAATTTTACAACCTCAATACGACAATGATAAAAACTTTCTTCCCCTTTTGGAACAATGAAATTTTCCGGGGTAACGTCCAACAATCCGACGTCCTTTGTTTTACCCTCTGTTTCTGCTTTCACTCGCATAATCATAAATTTTTTTTGTTATTACTTCAATTTTCTTGGAAAATGGTATTTGGCTGCCAAATTCCAAAACGTTTGTATTCTCACGTTCAAACCTACGCACAAAATTAGCGAAATTCAATTTAATGCGCAATTCATCCTCGGTAATTAGCTGTTTTTCGTACAATTCTAATACTTCCGGACGTGTCAAATGTCGGTACGGCTCCAATTCTGCCAACACTAACATACGTTGCATTTGTATTGGGTCGTGTCTGTACTCCGTTTCGATAATCTGATTTTGTAGCGCATCCAATTCCCCCTCGCTTGCTCCGCTTTCTTTCGCCATCTTATAACGTTCTCGCAATTGGGTTGCATCAGACAAATAAAACTCGGTGCCATAATTGATTTTTGCCGAAACAAACATTGTTCCATAACGCAAACGGCAAACGGTTTCGTCAACGAACTTTTGCGCCGCCTCAAAGCCTTTTTTTACTCGGTTTAATACCGTGCTTTGGCTTTCAAAATTGGCTTTAATTTGCTGTTCATTTAATGCTTCACGGGTTGTTATTTCCTCGTTGGTACCAACAACCGCCGTAATTATGTTTGTACGCAACCGTTCTTCCTCGCTAACGTTATAATCCAAACTATTACGGTCAACGGTCAACATCTGAACCGGGTTGCGCAAATCCGGTTGTTTGTCGCCGTCCGGTACCGGAATTTCAATGAATGAACCAACCCCGACAATTCGTTTATCTCCGCATTTCGGGCAACGCATCAATAAACCCGCTTGGTCTAATTTATAATAGCCTTGTTTATCTTTCAAAAACCCGCCGTCGCAATAATCGCCGTTTTCGCCGTTCGTAAAATCGCAACTTTGTTCATATCCGGAATAAATCGGGTACGACCCGTACATATCCAAATTTTTCTTTGATAAATGATAAAAAAGGAACCAATCTAAACTTTCCAACTCGGTTGTTAACGGGGACGCCTTAACGTCCGGTTCTCTCAAACTCAATGGTTCGTTCCAAAAAAAACGTGCTGGGCAATATCCCAAATCGTGCGGGCTATCAATCAGCAATTCGCCAATATTGCCTTTTTCCTCGGTAAATACCCGGTATCGTTCATCGTCAATTACGGCAATACGGTTGTCGTCCTGCCGGAATATTATCCAACGCATAACGCCCGTTGTTTTGTCTGCCTTGTATGAAATAACGTGTTCTATTGGCAACCAATAAAAGTACGGTTGCGGGTAATTATCGCCGGGGGATTGCTCTTTTGGCAAATCAACAATTAATACGCTGTTAATTTCGGTTTTGAAATATTCCCATCCCTTTGTGCTCCAAATTTCGGGTTCTTCCAATACGTGTTGTCTGTAATACTCCCAATCGTCCCTTTGTTCGCTGTTCATAAACTGATAATTGAACGCCGGGTTACGACCGTCAAAAATGCGGCTCAACTTATCAAAACAAACGCCCGTTACCTCGTTTGTCTTTACGGGGTAACGGAACAATGTTTTGAACACTTTGAATTTGTCTGCGGGTATAAGGTTTGAAACATAAGCCAAAAAATCGGTCACGGGTTGCGTAATGTATGGCGTCAACGCCTTTTCCGCATGAAATCGTATGCGGTTTTGGTGGTAAATCGCCCTACTTATCGCCGCTTTGTTCCGTCGCTCCGTTATCTGCTTTTTTATTTTTCTTATATCTAAGCCCATTTTCTTTGTCAAATTCAAATTTACTATTTTCCGGTAACTGCCAACCGCCGTTATTTGGCATTTTTAAAAGTCTTTCGGCGTGGCTAACTTCAAAATCTCGTGTCGTTTTCAATGTTTCATTTTCCAACGTCACTATTGTTTGTTTACCCTGCTGCATTTTTTAAGTCTGTTAGCGGGTTAAAATCTTCCGGTACGATAATAGCCAAATCATCCGACCAATTAGGTAAAAACGCCCATTGTATTGCGTTGCTATCGGGTGCCTCAAATCCTCCCAATGTTTTATCCCCGATAAACAAAGAACGAATTGGAATAGGATAATGCGTTGTTGCTATTTTCGGGTCTTGCAATGCACCAATTGCGCCGTTTTCATCAAACAAATAAACCCCCAAATTTTGGGAATCGCTTTCACATTGCAAATCTTTCAATGCTTTAATCAGTGATTGCGGCATTTTACGCATAACCGCCGTAAATGGGGTTGGCTCACGTCCAATAATTTCTTCAATACCGCCCAACGTTTCGTTTCCTCCGCCGAACGTACGGGGTGCGCCTGCTTCTGCTGTCGGTGCTTGGATATACGGGGAGACAACAACTTTCGTGTCGTCATCTGCCGATAACAACGGCGTCCATGACGCTTTTTTCCCAATACCCGCCGTCGTGGTAAATGAATTTTTTTCTTCGGTGCTTTTATACAATCTCTGAAACGCTACTTTCTGAATCTGTCCGAAACTCTCGGCACACGTAAAGTTTGGAATGTTTGGCAACGCTGCTGCTGCCGGGCATTTACAAATAGCCATAATCTTAATTTTTTAACGTTAAAACTTTTGTTATTATCTCCGGGGGCTAACCCTTTGCCCCATTACTTATTGCAAAGTTATAATATTTTCGGCTAAATCCTTGCATATATGAAATAAAATGCTAATTACGACGTTTAATGCCCCTTGTTGCTTGGCTGTATGGTCTTGTATCGCCGTCCGCCAATTCCTTTTCATATATTCCGGTCAAACCGTCCTCCGGGTCGTCATGCTCATTTGCTGGGAAATCACGCAAAAAACCGGTTACGTGTTCATGTATCTTTGGGAAACGTTCCTCCCATCCTAACGGCATTATGATTTGGGCGTTGACGCTTGCCGAATTTGTTATAATGCGGCTTTCCTTGTTGGCACCTTGGTAAAATGGTTCGGAAATCGCTTTTATCTTTTTACGTATCAACTTTTCAAACCCGGCACCGCCGTTGTTACTTTCAATCCATGCTTTTTGCGTTCCACAACG